ACAGTAGATAGGCAGGTCGGCACGGGTTCGATATACGCGACGCTAACAAGCGGCGATACTGCGCCGGCTGCTGGTTTTGAATACGTTAGAGTTGGAAATACCACATCTTCATCACGGCAGGGCGCGATCTACATGACGGCAGATGATCAAAATGCCCCATATATCGACGTCATCGATGGAGTGACTGCTCATGGATATTATAATTCTGGAAGTTATGTCAAAACCAGAACGGGTAAACTTTCAGGCATCACATCACCGACACTCGGTGCATTAAGCGGTTATGGATTCTATGCATCCGGAAGTGCTTATCTGGAAGGCAAGATAAACGCAACCGCGGGTGGTTTTATAGGTGGTTGGTATATAGGAAGTACATTTATTTCTTCTAGTGCTGGGAATGTGAGTATGGATGCTGGTAATTCTCGTTTCTTGATAAAAGACGGTAGTGGTCAAGAACGAGTCAGAATGGGATTGTTGAATGCAACTCAATATGGAATAAGTGGTAGTGATGGTTCTGGTAATCTTCTTTTTAAATTAGGTGAAGCTGGAAACGAAATAGCCGGTTGGGGGATAACTTCTGGTATCATATCAAGTTCTGCTGGTAACGTTCAAATGGATGCTGATAATTCTCGTTTTCTAATACAAGATCCTGCAGGTCAAGAACGAGTCAGAATGGGATTGTTGAATGCCAGTCACTACGGAATAAGTGGAAGTGATGCAGATGGAAATCTATTGTTTAAACTCGGTGAAGCCGGTAATGAAATAGCCGGTTGGGGCATCACACCAAATGCTATAAGTAAAAGTGATGCATCCGGTGGTTTAATAATGGATGCTAATCAAAAACGATTTGATGTCATTACCGGAAGTGCTTTAAACGAAGCTTCGACGTCGATCGTCAGAGTGGGTCAATTAGATCTGAATAATAATTACGGTATACGGGGTTATAACACAACGGGAACTGAATTATTTAGATTAGGAATGCTCGGAAATGTAATCGCTGGTTGGCAAATATCTTCAAGTCGTATTGTTGATTCAACATTGAAAGTTCAAATGGACGCTGGAAATTCGCGATTTCTTATTCAAGATGGCTCTGGTAATCAGATGGTCAGGATGGGACTTTTAAATGCCAGCAGTCAATATGGAATAAGTGGAAGTGATGCAAATGGAAATCTATTATTTAAACTAGGTGAAGCCGGTAATGAAATAGCTGGATGGGAAATTTCAGGTAGCAGAATTCATAAATATTCATCAGTTGCAGATGGCGGATTGGTAATGAATGCAGATGGTTTAAGTTATGAAGTTTATACAGGAAGTAATGCAGCTACCAATACAATCGTTCAAATGGGTAAATTTAATGCTGATACTGCGACTAAATTATTAATTCATTCCGATACTACCGATACTAGTACTACGTTTGTTGATTCAAGTCCAAGTGGGCATACGATTACTGCTGTAGCTGATGCACAACATAAAACAGCACAGAAAAAGTTCGGTGCAACCTCAATGAATTTTGATGGTACTGGTGATTATTTGATTGTTACGGATCATGCGGATTTTGACTGGGGAACTGGTGATTTTACCATAGATTTTTGGGCAAAGGCTGATGTAGCCAATACCAATGCTGCTTGGATCAGTAGAGCAAATACAAGCACAAACCATTCTACTTGGTTTTTTAGAATTGAAAGTGCAACTGTAGTAACTTTTGCTAATGCACCAACAGAAACCCAAAATCAATATAGTCATACGGTTGGGACAACTGCATGGAAACATTATGCTGCTGTAAGATCCAGTGGTACTACTACTATATATGTAAATGGCACTTCAATAGGAAGTTTTAGTGATGGTAATAATTATTCTACTAATGGCGGTAATATTTACGTAGGAGCGAGACAATATTCAAGTGCTATAACTCAGAACTTTAACGGTTATATGGATGAAGTGCGAGTATCTGCGGGTGTGGCGCGTTGGACATCAAACTTCACACCACCTTCAACGCCTTATATTGGTGGTAATTTTGGAATCAGAGGAAACGATACATCCAATAACGAATTATTTAAACTTGGTTCTGCAGGAAATGTAATAGCTGGTTGGAATATTGAACCAGGAACTATTCAATATGATGATACAGGCGGAAGTCTATCTTTAAGTGCAACCAAACAAGCACTAAATATTTTTACAAGTTCTGTAGATTATGATAAACCAAAACTTGTTCTTGGAAAACTACCACTCCACGACGGAACAGTCGATAGCCCATACGGTTTAGCAGTTTTTAGTGGAACTGGAACTGTATCAGGAAGTCAAGATAGTGCATCAATTTTAATAACTCCAAATAAAGCAAGACTTGCTGGTTGGGAATTATCTCCTGGTAAATTATCAAGTGGAACGGTTGCATCTATTGATGGAAATCAAGCTTCAATCGCATTGGGAACTGGCGCAACCTCGGCAGGGGCAACTCCAGCTGATAATTTATTCTTTGTAAGTGCTTCAACAAATCCTGTATTTTATGTCGGTAAAAACTTTTCATATACAGATAATGTTTTAACTGCAGCAGGATGGAAAATGGATGGCAGTTCAATAAACAAAAATGATGTTTCTATGTCAGCAGTCAGTGATGCAGAAGGTTTTTATATAAAGAAAACTGGATTTACAGATAATACGGCCGGAATATTTATGGCCCTTGATGGTGGTACACCAAAAATGTATGCTGGTACTGCCGACAGTCATTTTAAATGGACAGGAGAGTCGTTACAGATAAAAGGTATGGTTACTGCAACTGCTGGTAAAGTTGGTGGATTCATAATAGGGAGCGGGGGATTATCTAACGCCGCGGGAACATTTCATTTAAGCTCTTCTGAATGTACATTGGGTATGGGGTATAGAGCAAATCTCATTACTGAAACAGCTAATTCTGGAATTTTTATGTCAGGTTCTACGACCGGTGTGTTTAGAGTTGGGGAGGCTGTTAGCCCAGGCAATAAATATATACATTGGGATGGAACAAATTTTGTAATTGGAGGTGGTGTTGCGATATCTGGTTCATTAAAAGTAACTGAAGGTACTATCGGCGGATTTGCAATATCATCCGGTAAATTATCAACAACCGGATTTGCTCTTTCCGCGTCAGATGCTATAGGAACTAATTTAATAATATCATCATCTAACTTTAAAGTTAATGCAAGAGGTGATGTGATTGGTGGTAGTGGTAATACAATAGATAGTGATTGTGTGAATTCAATGATTGCTGGTGGCTGGGATAGTTCAATAAAGTTAGGGTCGAGCGGATCAATGATTGGAGGCGGTAAAAATAATATGATTTCTCAGTCCTGTCACAAATCATTCATCGGTGGTGGTGAGCTTAATAAAATTTATAATAGTTCTGACATGTCATCTATTTTGGCGGGTTATAGTAATAAGATTTATAACAATGCTGATCGTTCATTCATTGGCTCCGGCTTCAGTAATGAAATTTATGGGGTTGGTAATAGCAGCGCTCAATATTCAGCTATCCTGACCGGATTTTGGAATGAGATTTTTGACAATGCTGATCGTTCCGTCATCTGTACTGGTAGGCAAAATAAAATTCATGCTGATCTATCTTATGGAGTCATTTTAGGAGGTTCAGAGAATGAAATTGTATCAGGATCGAGTAGCTCAGTCATTGGTGGAGGACATGGAAATGTAATTATGGATTCTGACCGTAGCTCAATTATAGCTGGGACGGATAATACAATTAGTGGGTACCCTAATGTTCACATTATAGGATCATATATAACTGCAGATAGTGCAGATACAACTTTTGTTGAACGTTTGAAAATAAGTGGGAGCATAGGAAGTTCAACCGCATCGCTCCACATTGAAGGTAGTGGTTCATCAGTTGTTGCAGTAGACGGAACTCAAGGTAGATTATTTAGTGTTACAGATGAAATGTCAGGATCAATCTTTTCTGCAAATACAATTGCCGGTTTACCAGTAATTGAGGCTTTTAGTGACAATAAAGTGACATTAGGGCCGTATTCGAGTCCAATAACAATCAATTCAGATGGAACGTTTGCAAATGTAAGTGGCTCATCATCTTCAACTGGTTCGTTTGGTTTTGCCGAAGTAGCTGGAAATATAGTAGTTGGTGGAGAAGCACATACATCAAATAATTGGATTTCAATTTATGCTAAGGACGGGGATGATTTAACTGGGGGCGGTATAACATTTTATGAGACTGATTCCGGGGGGGTGTATAGTGAGAGTTCCCCACCGTATGGTGCAAAAATTGTATATAATGAGGACAGTGAATATTTTAAAATTGGAACAATGGCAGTTAACAGATATAAATCTCAAATTAATATGCCACGCGACTTGGATCAAGTGCGATTTAGTGGAAGTGCAATGCCAGCAGTTGATGATACATGGGATTTAGGGCATACAAATTTTCGCTGGGACGATATATATGCTACAAATAATATGATTCAAATATCTGATAGAAATTATAAAATACAAATATCTGGTTCAAATCTTGGCTTATCATTTATAAATCAATTAATACCAGTAAGTTATCAGTTTGTAAGTGGATCTTCTGGTAGAACTCATTATGGACTTATTGCACAAGATATTGAAGAGGTATTAAATACTAATAACATGCCTTCGAGATCATTTGCTGGATTTATAAAAAGTACTCATGCGTCTGATGATACTGGTGAGATGGTTGCATTAGATACACCCAAATATGGATTAAGATATACTGAATTTATAGCCCCATTAATAAAATCCGTACAAGAATTGTCATCGGAAATAAATTTTCTAAAAGCTGCTATTACTGGCAGTGATGATTTAGATGAATTAAAAGCTTTGATTCAATGAGTATTTAATATTTATAAGTGAATAATTATGAATAAACTTGTTAGAGAGATAATAAAACCTACTATAATTGATTTAGAGACTAGCAAAGTCTTAAAATTAACAGAGCAAATTATTAATGAAGGTGGATTTGCATTTGATAATGTATCAGATGTACCTTCTTCAAAAGCCAGATCAATATTCAAAGAGTATATAATATTATTATCAAAATCAAAATTAATTGATATAGATAAAGTTGTTGGGATTGGTTCAAGTAGACAGATATTACAAAAACTTCCAGGTGCAAAACAAGTTTCTGGAGATATTGATTTATTAGGAGTTACAACATCAAAAAAAGATAGTGTTAAAGATGTTTCAAGGAAGTTGGTTAGATTTTTTGAACAAAAGGGAATTGAATCTAAAAGTTTTTTTGGAAACATTGTATCAGTTTCGTTTCCATCAAAAGCATATACAAAAAATAATGTTCAAATAGATTTAATGATTGCAGTACCAAGTCCAAAGGATAGAGTGTATAAATATTTAAGAGATTTAAAATTTTTTAGTGCAGAAGACTATAGAGAAGATACTCCACTTGTTATAAAAGGAGCTCATAGAGCAGAATTAATTAGATTTTTAACTAAAGCCGTTGGTTTAGGTTTTGGACCAAAAGGAATATTTGCTTTTAGGTGGAATAATAAATATAAGAATGTAAAAGATTTAATTAAAGACATTGAAGAAAAAATTAAACGAATGAGAAAACAAGAGTATAAAGAAATAATGACCCAATTTGTTGGATTCTTTTCTAAATACAAAACAATGCAGAAAATACAAGTTTTATTAGTTAATAAAGAGACAGGATATATAAAAAATAAATATGCAATCGGAAAATATTCTGATGATATTGTTATAAAGGTTATTATAGAATTATTATTTGAAAGAGTTGAATTATCTGAAGAGAAAGATTGGGAAGATATCTTAAAGCAAGCCCTTGATATTAAGGGTAATGTTTTGTCTCAATTAGCTACTTTTGATAAAGCTATAGACTTTATTGAGCAATTAAGAAAAAAAGGAAAAGTAAAAGATAAAATGTTAATTCATGTATTTAATGGATACAAAAGACACATTAAAAGATTAAAGGGAGACCTTTGGACTGATGCATTTGAGGATTATTTGATTTCAAAATTTTCATTTCTTAAAGGTAAGCTGAAAGAAGATATCTCCGATGTACAACAATATGTTCAGTTTATTATAAGTGAATAAAATGATTATGAAAGAACAAAAAGAAATACTTTTAGAAGAAATAATTAGTATGGATAAAATTATTCATATTGATGAAATGCGCCCTGAAGAATTTATTACTTTTGTAAATAATTTTTTGAATATTAAGGGAGAAAAAGTTGAAATAAGTGAAAAAATAGATGGACAGAATGTTTCTTTTGGTTTAGATAAAAATAACAAATTTTTTACAAAAACAAAGCGATCAAAACCCGTTTTTGATCCCTCATTTTATGGCGAATTAGATTTTATGGCAGGATTCAAAAAATTTCATTCTGCTTTTTCAAAAACAGCAACTAAATTAAAGGCAATAAAAAAAGAAATACAAAAAAAAGATAAAGAAATAAAAGATGATTTTGATTTACAAATTTTTGGTGAATTATTACCATCATCGCAAACAAATGTATTAAAGTATGAACAAGAAAAAATTGGAACAGGAGCATTAATACTTTTTGATATTAAAATAATGAGTAAATCAATTTTAAATAAGTCATATTCTAAATCTATATTTGATAAATTAGAAAAATTATTAAATAATGTTGGTGGATGGAAAGTTTATTTCAAAAAAATAATCAATCCAAAAAGTTTTAAGTTTAATGTTAGGCATATTTTGACATTAGAAAAATTATATGAAAAATATTTTGAAGTTATAAAATCTCGTAAAAAAGCTGATAAAGAAATAAAAGCTAAAGCAAAAAAAGTTATTCAGATGGTAATGGATAACATAAAGAAACAATTTGTAAAACAGATGCTTGATAATAGAAAGTCAATGCTTGGAAAAATAAAGCCAGAAGGTCTAATCATTAGAGATTTTAAGGATAATTTTTTGGTTAAGCTTGTAGATAAAGATGATTTTACTGAAGCCAATAAAGCAATGCACGGATTTAATAAAACAATTCAAGATATAAATAGAATAGCACTTAGTAGAATTAAAAAGGAGATATTCAATAATGCAGACATATTAAAGAACTTTGCAAAAGTAATTGAAAAAGCTACTGATAATTTCTTTGTTGAAAAGCAGAAAAATCCAAAATATAAATATAAATCAATTGATGACATATTAATTGTTGCATATAACGATATGATAGAAGAATCAAGAATTACTTTAACTGCAAAGCAAGCAATAAATAAGCTTGTTGAAATAATTAGCGAACAATTAAGTAAAATAAAAGAATTAGAAGAAGAATGGAAAGCTTTTGATAAAAAAGATATGTCAGATACATCAAAAAAAGTAACAAATGGAAGCTTTAAAAATACAGAAAAACGAATAGTTGATATTATTAATGCATTTAAAAAAGCTGATACAAAAAATGGTGCTAAAATTTATATAAGTATTATTAGTTTTGTTTTTGGTGAAACAAAAGTAAAAGAATTAAAAGATCATTTTAAATTAACTGAAGGACTTATTTCAGAAACAGGAATTCAATCTGGTTATCCCAATAAAGAAGATATGAAAAAAATTAAACAGAGAGTTAATAAAGAGAGAAATAGAACAGATAGTAATGAAAAGTATCAATATCATCCTATTAAAAAATACAAAGAATTATCTGAAGCTGTACCTGTTAATATAGATTTATTATTTAAAAATCCCAAAATTAAAAAATTGATGAATAGACTTAAAATTAAGGGAGATACTGATAGAAAATCAATGATAAAACTTTTAAATCATTTAATGACAAATCCAGAAATACTTAAGCACTTTAAATTGACAACAGAAGACATAAAACTTCCTGTAGAAATTGGTGATACTGTATTAATGGGAAAATTTAAAAATAAAAAGATAGTAGTTAAAACAATAGATTGGAATGAAAAGGGTGATCTTCTTATTAATGGAAGACCTGCAATGAAAATGAGACTTATTAAAAAACCAAATATTTTTGATGTGAAACTTGAAGATATAGAAGAATTTTTAATAAGAACAGATATAAATAGAATAATTAAAGAATCATCTAGTGCAGCCGGTGTAACTGTTGATGATGGGCCTACATTTTGGTTTCCTAAATATAGAAACTTTAAGCAAGTTGGAGATAAAGAAGCTGCAAAACTTGGATGGGTTGTTGTTGATTATATTTTAGGCGATAAAAATGAAAGAAAAGAATCTCATCCTGAATATCCAGATGGGCCAGTTAAAGCTGTTTCATTTGGACCTGCCGGTGTATTTGGACAGGCAGGAACAGAAGATCTTACAGGACCTGAAGTTATTAAAAAGTGGCAAAAACATATTAAATTATTATTACGTTCATTAGGGTGGAAAATTCTTGATTTTATGAAGCAAGAAAAGAATACTATTAGAAAAGAAACTGAAGCAACTGAAGACGCTGTTGAAGCTGAACGACCAGATGAAACATCAAAAAAAGAAGGTGACGAACAGCACTCTGAAATGAAAGCTATTGAAGAGCAATTAAATATAAATAATGAAGTTAATTTATTGATTAATGATGCAATTAAGTTTGTTAAATAATATATATTGATGTATATTTATAGATAATAGATAAAACAAAAAAATGAAAAACCCATTAATAAAAAAAATTCAAGTTGGTTATACACCAGAAAAAGTTAAGCGAGAAGAGGGTGAGCGGTGGACAGACCATAAAGGATTAGAATGGGAATGGAAAAGTGGTAAAAAGAAACAAGTCTATAAGTTTGCATCAGTAGGAATTGCTCCAAAATGTAAAGATTGTAATAAGTTTATTATCAAAAAGCGAGATAAAGAAACATATAATCGTATGGATAGATGTTATTATTGTCAAATTAATTTTGAAGTTGATTTGAAAGAAAAGGGAGAATGGAAGGATTGGATGGTTAAACAAGAAACAGAAAGATGGAAAAGCATTGAAAAAGAGCTTGTTTCTATTTTGGAAGAAATGAAAACAGATACAGATAAGGCTTTTGATAAGACTTTACCAAATGCTTTAGCAAATGAAAATATAGAAAGGGCAAAAAGAGAAAATGAATTTTAAGAAAATTGCAAGAAAACTTTTGGTTATACTATCTACTATTATTGGATTATTTGTATTTATTTATATAAAATCTTTAAAAGCAAGAGATAATATTAGAATAAAAGCAGCAAAAAGTAAGATCAAAAAAAATATTAAGAAAATAAAAGTACAGAAAGAAAGAGCTAAAAAAATTAAATCAAAAATAGAAAAAAAACAAGACAATCTTATGGATTTGATAAATAAAAAAGAATTGGGTCACAAAAATAAAGAAGAAGATACAGATAAAATGTTTGATTTCTTAAAACAATATGCAAATAAAAGGAAGAAATAATGATTAAAATATTTTTAATAATATTAACAATGTGTTCTATTTCATTTTCGCAATATACATTGACTAAAGAAGATGTTGAAACTTTGTATAATTCAATTAACGAATTAGAATATCAAGACAGTTTAAATGTGGAAATTATAAACAATCTAAATGTACAAATTACAATGTATAAAGAGCTTGTTGAGAGTGACAGTTCAATAATTGCTGATCAAAAAGAACAGATAGAACTTTTAGAAGAACAAATAAAGATGATAAAACCAAAATGGTATGATAATAAATATCTATATTGGCTTTATGGTGCGGGAACAATAGTAATTTCATCGTGGGTGACTGCAAATGTCAAATGATGTAAAAAGAATGATAAGAAGAGAGTATCTTAAATGTGCTCAAGATGTTTCATATTTTTTGAGCAAGTATTCTGTTATTCAGCACCCATTAAGGGGAAAAATAAAGTTTGAACTTTATAATTTTCAAGATAGTATTCTTAGTGAGTTTGAGAAAAATTCATATAATATTGTATTAAAATCTAGACAGCTTGGATTATCTACTCTTGTAGCAGGCTATTCATTACATATGATGATTTTCAATAGTGATAAAAATATTCTTGTTATTGCTACAGGAAAAGATGTTGCGAAAAATCTTATTACAAAGGTAAGAATTATGTATCAAAGTTTGCCTGCCTGGTTAAAAGCAAATGTTGAAGAAGATAACAAACTTTCATTGAGATTTACAAATGGGTCACAAATTAAAGCAATCGCCAGTACAGAATCAGCTGGCAGGTCTGAAAGCTTGAGTCTTTTGATTTTAGACGAATGTGGGTTTATTGATCAAATTAGCGAAATTTGGACTGCAGCACAGCAAACATTGGCAACTGGTGGAGATTGTATAGCTCTGTCAACACCAAATGGGATTGGAAATTGGTTTCACAAAACTTGGATTGATGCTGTTGATGGAAATAATAGTTTTAATTTTATTGGGCCTCTTCACTGGTCATTACATCCTGATAGAAATGAAGAATGGAGAGAAGAACAAGATAAAATTCTTGGACCATCAAAAGCTAGTCAAGAATGTGATGCTGATTTTTTAAGTTCTGGAAATTCTGTTGTAGATCCACAAATAATTCAATGGTATAAAGAAAATCAAGTAACAGAGCCAGTTGAAAAGACTGGAGCTGATAGAAATTTGTGGATTTGGGATTATCCAGATTATTCAAAGCAGTATATTGTTGCAGCTGATGTTGCTAGAGGAGATTCTTCTGATTATTCAACTGCACAAGTGTTTGAGCTTGAAGATTTGGAGCAAGCTGCTGAATATAAAGGACAACTATCAACAACAGATTTTGGTAATTTTTTAATTGATTTATCAACAAAATATAATGATGCGTTATTAATAGTAGAAAATAATAATGTTGGATGGGCAACAATTCAAACAATAATTGATAGAGGATACGATAATTTATTTTATCAGACAAAAGATTTACAGTATATTGATGTCGAACATCAAATAGATAATAAGTATAGACGACATGATAAAAATATGATTCCTGGGTTTTCTACAACGATTAAAACCAAACCATTAATTATTGCAAAAATGGAAGAATATACTCGTGAAAGAATGACAAAGCTTAAATCAGTCAGATTGATTGAAGAGCTTTTTGTTTACATATTTAAGAATAATAAAACTTGTGCTGCAGAAGGATACAACGATGATTTAGTTATAGCATATGCAATATGTCTGTGGATAAGAGATACAGCTTTAAGATTAAAAAGTGAAAAAAATGACGCTCAGCGTGCATTAATGAGTTCTTTATTGAAAAGCAATAAAGGATATGATGCTGGTTTCTCAAAAGGAAAGATTAAGCCAAAAGACAATCCTTGGGAAATAGATATTAATGGAGAAAAAGAAGATCTTGGATGGCTTCTATAAAAAAACAAAAGTGAGGTAATAAAATGGCAAATGAAAAAAATGTTTTTTCAAGATTAAAAAGATTATTAGGAAGTAATATTGTAGTTAGACAAACACCAGATAAAAGATTGTTAGTCAAAGATCTTGATTTTTCTCAATCAGCTTTACTATCTAATTTTATTGATAGATATTCTCGTTTAACTCAAACAACTGTTAGAGGTTACGGGTCAAAATTTGGACCAAAAAGTCCATTTGAAGCAGCAAGAAATGAATTATTTAGAGATTTTGAACAAATGGATTCAGATTCAATTTTATCATCAGCACTCGATATTTATTCGGATGAATCTACTGTAACTAATATTGAGGGTGAAATTCTTACAATTAAAACAAACAATGAAAAAGTATTTAAAATTCTTCATAATTTGTTTTATGACGTATTAAATATTGAATTCAATTTATGGTCTTGGATTAGAAATATGACAAAATATGGTGATTTCTTTCTTAAATTAGATATACTTGATAAATACGGTATTGTAAATGTACGACCAATATCACCATATGATGTTACAAGATTAGAAGAGCATGATCCAACAAATCCAAAATTAGTTCAGTTTGAAATTACAGGCCCAATTGATGAAGTATCAAGATTTTCGCAAGCTTCAAAAAATAAAACAGTTTTTGAAAATTATGAAATAGCTCATTTTAGAATTCTTTCAGATTCTAATATGATACCTTATGGTAAATCAATGTTGGAAGGAGCTAGAAGAGTCTGGAAACAACTGTCTCTTATGGAAGATGCGATGCTTATTCATAGAATTATGAGAGCACCAGAAAAAAGAATATTTAAGATTGATATTGGAAATATTCCACCAAATGAAGTTGATGGTTTTATGGAAAAGATTATTAATAAGATGAAAAAGATTCCAGTCATAGATCAAAATACAGGTGAGTATAATCTTCGCTACAATTTAGAAAGTGTCATAGAAGATTATTTTCTACCAGTTCGTGGTGGAGATAGTGGAACTGAAATTGAAACGCTGCCAGGATTATCAAATGATACAGCAATAGATGATATTGAATATTTAAAACACAAGATGTTGGCGGCTCTTAAGATTCCAAAAGCTTTTATTGGATATGAGGAAGAAGTTGGAAGTAAAGCTACTCTGGCAGCGGAAGACGTTCGTTTTGCTAGAACTATTGAAAGATTGCAAAAAATTGTTGTTTCTGAATTAGCAAAAATTGCAATCATTCATTTATATGCACAGGGGTTTGAAAACGAAGAGCTTCTTGATTTTGAATTAGAATTAACAAATCCTTCTATGATTCATGAACAAGAAAAACTTGAATTATTAAATCAGCAAGTCGATATTGCTCAAAGCGCAATGGAAAATAAATTGTTTTCAAGAGAGTGGATTTATGATAATATATTTGATATGAATAAACATGAAAAGTCTTTTGTGTTTGATGGTATTATCGAAGATCAAAAACAAGCTTTTAGAATAACACAAATTTCTGAAGAAGGAAACGATCCAGCAGAAACAGGAAAAAAAGCTGATTCTGATGAAGAAGAGACTGGTGAATGGGGCGGGTCAGAAAAGGGGCCGCAGTATTCTGAAGTTGATTTTGGTAATACTAGTTCAGAAGACATAAAGGATGCAACGAAGTACAAAAGAGAAAGATGGGGTGCTAGAGAGTTTAAAGGTGGGAGTCCATTATATTTAAGCAAAGCTGGAACTGCTGCACAATCGGAGGGTCTATTAAATCAATTGAAAAAAATATATAATAAAAATGGAAAAAATAATAATATTTTAAATGAAGACGCATTAATAGACGAATCTGATGAATAAATGTAAAGCAAATACAAAGAATTTTATATTTATATATGAAATAATGTATTAGCACATTGCAGAGAAGAATAAATTGGAGATAATTTATGAGAATTAAAAAAAATAAGCATAATAAAATACGCAACACTGGTCTTCTTTTTGAGTTTTTATTAAGACAAGTAACTGTTGATGTACTTAATAAAGAAAAAGATAGTCATGCATTAGAGCTTATAAAAAAATCGTTTAATGAAAATACAAATCTTGGAAAAGAGTTGGCTCTTTATAACATTTTAATAAATGAGAAACTCAATTCAGATAGAAAAGCTGATTTTTTGATTTTAGAGGTTATAAAAGAAAGAAATAAAATTAATAAATCAAAATTAAGAAGAGAAAAATATAATCTCATAAAGGAAGTAGGCAATAAGTATGATTTGCAAAAGCTTTTTTCTTCTAAAATAAAAAATTATAAAGTTTTTGCTTCAATTTTTAAACTGCTTGAATATCATGATAATTTGTCTCCAAGTGACAAGACAGAGTCATATTTTAATATTGTTGAACATATAACAACAAAAAATGTTAAAGATTCTTTAACTAAAACAGTTCCATCAATTGCTACTTTATCTAAAGATCAAGATTTAAGAATTATTGCTTATAGAATATTATTAGAAAAGTTTAATAAAAAATATTTACATTTAAACAAAGAGCAAAAAGATTTATTAAAAGAATATATTAATAACATTTCTAATACAAATTCTCTTAAAGAGTATATTGAAATTCGTGTACCACAAATAAAATCTAAACTTAAAAAACATGTAAAGATTGTTGATGATAAAATTACACGAATTAAACTCAATGAAGCTATTAATTCTATTGATAAGTTTTGCGATATTGGTTCCTCTAAGATTGTTAAAGATTCAGTTGTCATTCAAATGCTTAGATATTTTGAATTGTTAAAAGCACTGAAAAAACATGTATGATGATACTAAACAAAAGCTTAGAGAATTAATTCGCTCAATTTATAAAGAATTAAACGAAAAAGAAATAGAAGAAATAACCACTACAGGTGCTGTAGATGGTTATAGTACTCCCTGTGCTTTTTCAAATGATGAGAAAAAAAAGAAAAAGAAAATGAAGAAGGCATTAGATTCTGTTGGATATAAATTTGTTAATGAAGAAATAGATAGAAGAGATATAAAACTCTTGAAATTAATTATACGAGATGAAGTGGCTGATATTATAAGACAAATCTGGATTAAAAGAGCGGTTTGGCAATAGATTGGGGAATAAATAACATGAAATTAACTAAATCAAAATTAAAAGAAATTATTAGAGAAGAATTGCTGAATGAAGCAAAAAATTCATCAGAATTGAAATACTTAAGAAAGATTGCCGGAAATGATGCTGCGATTCTTAATGTGATGTTTGAATATGGAGATAAAAAGCTAGTCAGACAAATTGTGGATGTTGTTGAAAATGGAATGGACACTAAATACGGAACAAATTTTGGGAGAAATTAAATGAAAATAACAAAATCCATAACTGAACGCAAGAAAGAATCCGTAAATGAAGTAAAAAAAGGTAGTATTGTAATACCATTTGCTCATGGTAAAGATGGTGAGTTTATTGTAGATAAAGTTTTTAAAAACAAAGATGGCGAAACTTCTTATACAGGTAAGTTTAAAAAGAGTGGAAAGAAAAAAGAATTTATATTGCATAAAAAGGATAAGATTGTAGAAGATAAAAAGGAATCAATAATGAAATTAACTAAAGCAGATTTAAAAGAAATGATAAAAAAAGAATTAAAAGAATATAAAGATCCTGAACAGGTAGCAGCAGATTTAGTAACTGTTGTTGATCAATTTCGTGATCAACTTAAACGTGTAAATTTTGATAAGCTTCGAGAATGGGCACGCAAATATTATAGGTCAGCTCCTGGACTCTTAAAGAATTTGGAGAATTATTTAAAGATATTTAGGAAAATGAAATGATGAAATTGAGGAAAGTAATTAAAGAGCTTATTAAAGAAGAAATTAAAAATCTAAATGAATTAGCTTATCCAAGCCGAATTAAAAAGTGGGCAAATATAACTCACAGACATTTTCAACAATCTAGTGCTAGAAAATTTCAGAAAGTATATTGGAATCAAGAATTAGGTTTAGCTTTAATGATAGATGATGAAGGGAAATTTATTTTTAGTACGGGTCATCCACTGACAGCTACTGGGCATAGAAGTGTTCAATATATTAAACAAGGTCAATTTAAAAAGCTGTTAAGTGATCCAATTAAAGCTTTTGCAAAAATAATTGGTAAAAAGAAAACAATGCAGTGGATAAAAAAGAGAGAACTTGACAAAGAGTGGCCAAAAGTAGATTGGGAAGGAATAATTGATACAACAAGAGGTGTTAAGCCTTGATAAAATATAGGAGATAAAAAAATGGGATATCAAGTAGATCCAAATGATAGTACAAAACAAATACCAAGAGCTTTACCTCGTTCTGCTTTTATGTCAGCTAAGACACCGTCAGTTGGAACATTAACAGACAGACCAAATCATATTGTAATTGCTAAAGACAGTGGTGGAGACGTCGGTTTTTATTTTGAACCATCAGCATCATTTGCTGCAGCGGCTACAACTGAAGGTGGCACAACATTAACGGGTTCAGCAAATTATACAAATTTTGGAACAATTACAGAGACTGGGCAAGAGCTTAATATACAACCAACTGCATGGAGTGGATCTTCTGGTGCTTCTGTAGTATTTATTTATAGAGGAGGATTATAAAATGTTAAATAGAGAATTAATTGTAGATTATTTACCGTTTTCTGTTAGTAGAGAGCAAATAAATGAATCATTAAATAAAAACAATGGTAAACTTATTGTTTCTGGAATTTTGCAGAGAGCCAATTCAAAGAATCAAAATGGGCGTGTATATCCAAAATCTACTTTAATGCGTGAAGCAAAGAAGTATTTGAATGCACAAATAAAAGAAAGCCGAGCTTTAGGTGAACTTGATCATCCTGACAGCTCAGTTGTAAATTTAAATAATGTATCACACAATGTTTTAGAAATGCATTGGAATAACGATACATTATTGGGAACTCTCGAAGTATTACCAACACCATCTGGAAATATATTAAAAGAGCTGTTTAAAGCAGGAATTAAATTAGGAATTTCATCTAGAGGGCTTGGAAGTGTTAAAGAAATCACTGAAGATGGTGTAATGGATCCAAATGAGAACCCTACTGTTGAAGTTCAAAGCGATTTTGAATTAATTGCATTCGATTTTGTTTCAAGCCCTTCAACTCAAGGAGCATTTATGTCGCAGCTGAAAGAAAGCGCAAATGAATCAAAAACAAGAATTTGTGGAAAATGGTGTGAAGTTGAAACGGTCATAAATAATATTATGAGAGGTTAAAAATGAGATTGACTAAAGAAGAGCTTAAAACTATAATTAGAGATGAACTCAAAGAAGCAATCCCAGCAGGGTCTGGTGGATTTGATAGATATTTTTCTAATATAGAAAGGCACATTGCTGATTTAGAACGAAATTTAAAGCGTTTTATAAAAGAGCTCAGTCAAGAAAAGTTACGTAAAGAATCTACTGATCTTATGAGATTATATAAGAAACATTTAATTGAATTTAAAGTTAAATTTGAGAATTTTAAACGGAGGAATACGTAAAATGAAAATAACAAAATCACAAATTAAAAAATACAATAAGCTTTCTCAAAAGAGCTCTCTTAAAGCTCCATTAGTCAGAGTTGGTCATACTTGGTATGGTTGGGCAGAGGGAGATCGAAATAGCGTATTTTTAACTACTAAAAGTGGTGATGATATTGAATTCGATTATGATCGAATTGACGACATTCGGGAGAGTATAATGAAACTAACTAAATCAAAACTTAAAGAAATAATTAGAGAAGAGTTAAACGAAGGTTCTTTGTATAACAGAGCAAGTGGTCTTGTAAAGACAAAAGATTTATATAGTTTTGTTAAAGCAGGCAA